TTGCAAAAAGAAATAAATAAGCTATAATGTAGGTATTGGGGTTCTCATATTTAATATAATAATTTCTAAAAAATGACAAAAAAAGACATACAAAATAAGTTCATAAAAAATAAAAATATGAAAAACCCCAGTGATTTCATGGTTTTTGAAAATAATTATAAAGTTGGCACGGAATTTGCTATATATATAAGTATCGGAAATTTAGTTGTAACCGATTGCAGATAGAGTTCTCCAGACTGAAAAAGCTGGACTTGAGAAATAAGATAGTTAAAGAACCTCTGCATAAACAAAAACACAACGATAGATGCCGAAAACCCTGAAACATGGTAGGCATGACCGTCACAGTGAGTATAAGAGCATGGTATTACAGAGTGACCGTATACCAGTAACTAAAACAACTCTTATTTTTTGACTCCTCTTTTTGCTTAAGGGGAGTTGCCTCATTCCACCAAGATATTCAAGTTAATTCAAGTTTAATATTTAGAATCTAGTTTATATTGAAAGAGTGGGTTACGAGGTACTCCGAGTAGCCCCTCCACGAAGTTGTACTCAAGTTCGTGATTCAATTGCCAGTATACATTCTATCTTCTAAAAATAAATAAAAGAAAGATATAATTACTACAGGCTAACTCGTTCCTCATTAGCCCTATCCTTATAACTCATTCCACTTCGTTACATTCGTTTAAAAGGACAATTAAATCCTCGTTTTACTCGGACTTAATTGAATCTAATAAAAGTTAATGTCTTTATTCGATTAAATGTTTTTTACTTGACAAACTTGAACAACCTGCTATACTATATAAAGAATAAATTATTTGTATCTCGATTAAAGTCAGTCAATAAAAATGATAATAAAATGAAAAATAATTATGAAAACACAGTAATACTTGATGGTAAACTATGGTATAAAAGAATTAATGGATATTTTTATTTAAATAACGAGAAGAAAATGATTTGGATGCATAGATATATTTGGGAAAAACATAATAATAAAAAAGTTCCTGAAGATTGTCTATTGCATCATAAAGATAATAATCCACATAATAATAACATAGAAAATCTTGAACTTATGACAAAAAAAGAATGGAATCAAAAATATATAAAAAGTGACCTTCAAAGATATAAAAATAATAAGGAAAATGTATGATTGAAACTTAAATATTCCTAATTCCCACTAATCATTGTCCACTTATCATTTTGGATTGTTTTTTTTAATTCGTTTATTTCTTTTTTAATATCATCAATACCATCTACTAAATATATCATTTTTACTTCCATCCTTACAATACCCATATCTCTATCTAATTGTTTATTTATATGGTCCCTCAAACTAAAATCAATATCACTTATCTTATTATTTGCACTATTTAACGAATAATATGCCATGCCTGCACTAAAAATTATAATAAGTAGTGCTAATAAATTCTCTTTAATCCACTGCTCAACCATACTACACCTCTACTTTTATTTTTTCGTCCTTAATATTTATTTGCTTATTAACTTGGGAGCATATCTTATTGAGTAAACTTCCTGTGTATATTATCATGGGATCAGTTTTTTTAATAATATTGACAATCATATCTGCCTCATCCACTGTCAACTCAATATTTACATAATTTAATTTTATTTTCTCCGGTATCTTATTGTCCATTTTCATTTCTCCTTTTTGTAAAATATCCATACATAACTATTAGTATTATTTCCATTATATTCTCACTGCTCAATTTGTCATAAACAGCACAATAGCAAAAGGTTAGACCAATTAAAATAGTTAACCAGAATCTTCCACTTAATAATTTACTTACTGGTGACATTATAACTGCCCAATTGGTCTCTTAAAATATGGAAATCAATACCTAATAAGCAGGCATCAGCAGCATAATTGTCAGCAGCATCACCAGAGTCCCTATTTAATCTGCCCAAAATAATACTTGATATATCTTTTCTCGGTCTATAACTTGGGAAATTGGTTAGAGTGTGTTGCCATTGACTATTAACTAAAAATACATTGGTCATTGTATTTGTCTGAGCATAATGTCCGTTTGTAAAATTTGCACCATAATTTTGTTGGAAAAGCTCTAGAGTCCAAGTTACCGTCCCTGTTGCAGTAGTAGAGGGCATCCAATGTATATGAGGATAGATAAGAGAGTTAGTATCCAATCCGTGAGGTAATTGCACACTAAAAAATACCTCCTCATTAAGTGCATTTCCATCAAATCCAAATACCCTAATATTTCCGAATGTGCTTACCAAGTCAGGAGCAGTTGGACCTACTTGCACTGCTAATCCCGGCACCTGCAAATCATCCCAAAATTTAGCAGTTCCGTTAAATATCATAGAGCCATTGGTATTTACAGTCACACAATTTGTATTCTCCCCTATTTTTACTCTTGGTCCTCTAATGGTCAAAGGCTCACTACCATAATTGTCACCCATCGTAAATGACATACTATTAGTTATTGTTACTGCTCCAATACCAAATGTCTCATCAACTGACTGGACTCTTGCTATATCAGTTGTTGTGCTGGCAGAGTGTAATAATATACTTGCCTTACTTAATCTCATCGTGCTAATGCCTCCAGCAGTATGATAAGCAAGCATTAGGCAGGCATTATCACTAAACATGTCAAATAGACTTGCTTGAGCACTAGAGCCATTATCTCCATCAACCATACTAAAAAAGGAACCAATTGTGCTTGTTAATGTGACCAATCTGTTTGTTGCTGCTACAGAATTTACTATACCAATATTATTATCTGATGCACTTAATAATGTATTTGCTCTCCTTCCATTTGCATTTGTAGAGCCATATCCACTTGTATTTAATGATAACAAATTTCCTTCACAAGTGCTTAATATAACGTTACTAGAGTATAATGTTTGTCCGATAATAATATTTCCATAACCATCTAATTCTACATTTATTCCTCTTCCATTTTGAGCAACTAGATTTGTAGGATAATGATAACCAAGTAACATATTATTTTTTCCAGCAGTTATACGTCCAGCAGAATCACCAAATGCAGACATATTAAGTGAGTTAGTTCCCGTTATATTTTTAACAGCTTTAATATTCCAAAAAGCCATATTTAAATCATTTGTTGCATTATGATTACCCAAGTTGTCATGATTTAAAATTGCAACAGTATTACTTAATTGGTTTGTTAGTGTCAAAAAGTTAACAATATCAAAATCACTAATTGCAACTCTATAAATAATACCTGTCCCATTAACAACAATATTAGTGGAGTATACAACATAATAATTACCTGTTAGACTTGGGACAGCACCACTTATACCACTTACTGCATTACTCATCTCATTTGTCAAACATCTTAAATTAATAATATCATCAGGATCAGTAGCATAACGATGTATCTCTCCTGTCCCACTTATATGCATGTTAGTTAGGTCTAGATTGTAAAATACATTAGTGCCACCTGTATTAGTCCAAATAATTGTTGGGATATTTTCGACAACATTATTTTCATCTACTAAAATAGCCCTAGATGCTTGTGACTCAATACCAAATAATAATAAAAACAATATAATTAAAAATTTCATACGACTAAAATTCCTCCAATAAAATTAACAGGAACTAATGTACCATCTGCTAAAACTAAATTAAATACGTTACTTGTTTGTCCTAGATTTCCATTAGCAGCAAATCCCTCATCACTATGTATACGTCTTGTTGAATCAATGGAGTAAGTAGCATTTTCGATTTCTGTATTTCCAGCAGCTGTAGTAAAATATCCTGCATTTCCAGATCCACCTAAATCAACAATTGTGCTACCATCTTTATCCACGAGTAAACTAGTAGTGCCACCAATAACAACTTGAGGATAACCACCTGTTTTAATCATATATATTGAGTTATGATTCCAATAGGCTCCAAGGGCATCAGTTTGTGTATCAATTGTTAAACCACCATTCACTGTTAAATTATAATCATTAGTAACTGTCAAATTATAGTCGTTACCAATTGTCTCTGTTTGATCAGTCCCTATACTTATACTTGATGTTGTAGCAGTTGTTAAAGAATAGGTTTGAGCAGTAACATTAGCAGAGTTTGTGGGATTTATTACAACATCTTGGTCTGTAGTCATTGTAATATTAAATCCACTGGCAATATTTACGAATCCACCACCTAACTCTCCAATTATTATGGCAGAGCTTGACTTTATTGAAACTAATGCTGTTGTATCAATATCTAATCCTTGAGTCTCTAAATGTATTCCTGTATCATTCCAATAATCCGAATTAATAAAATTACTTAAACAATTTTCAATAAATAATTTTCCACCACCTATAGTTCCCGTAGTAAAATAACTATCCTCATTATGATTGGTTGGAAAATCTATACATCTACCACGGAAATGATCATCAGCAAAATAATGTTCGTGGTCATCAGATACATTTAGTTTATCAAGTAATGGATGCCAGATAACTCCAGAAAGTAAACCTCCACCAACAACATTAGCCCAAGAGTTATCAAAAAAACCGGGATCAACAGAGTCAGCCGTACCACTATTTGTTGCATATAATATTTCCACACATGCATTTAACCAGTTCTCAAATTCACCTTTACCAACATATTTAATCTCTATTGTTGCATCAGGATTTTTTTCTCTTATCAAAAAACTAATGTCATCATCACAAGATGGTTGTATATACTCTGCTTCTTGAAAATTATAAATCTGCTTGCTATCATCGGTATTTGTGTCTAATGATTTATATTTATGGACACCAAGATTTGCTCGATCTCCATCATTAATACTATAATAATCTTTATAATCACCATCAAAATATTGTTCAAAAGTACCATTACTTGCACTATTAACCCTGCCCAAAACAAGATAATCATAAATAATACCACTAGTTGTTTGTATTGCTTCGGGCCATGTATCACTAGCTATTACAGATAAAACTGTTGGACGTAATCCATTACCAGCATCAGTCCTCAACTCTAATACAATATAATCACCATCATTTGCAGAGATTAAATCAGTACCAGAGTATACACCACCTGCTAAAGATAATACAAAGTCCTGTATATCAATTCTTCTTATCCAATTTCCACCATGTACCACAAATGTACTAGCCGTATTACCTGCCTCAATTTGGAAGTGATTTTGAATCTCTTCTGGTGTTTCAACTTGCTCTCTTAAACTTACATGTATACCTGATTGATTTTGCAGAGTTCTAAATTGTTTTTGATCAAAGTCAAGTTTTCTCAGTATATTTACATTTTTAGATAGATTATTAATCAGAGGTGCATTAACGATTATCCTATTATTTTGTTTTCCTGTCTCATTGCCAATTATCATGTTACGTTACCTAAAATTGGAATAACTATACTTGCAGGACTTGTTGTATATAACTCTTTGAGATTGCCTAATTTATACAGTCCAGTTGTTGCACCTACCTCATAAACACCTTCAAATGTGCCAGTATCTTCTCTTAACTGGAAATTCCATCCATCAGACTCACCAGTAGATAATGCAGACCTAGGAGCATCAGGAACAGTTCTATAACTAAAATTAAACTCTACAGAATAATAAGTTGTTGAGTTACCTATGTTTTTACCAATATAAGGCAGCACTGTGCATCCATTATATAATATAGTTCCTACAGGTTTACCAAAAAATATAGCATTGTTTAATTTTCCTTGTAATTCAAATGATTTATTTAACACGTCGGATATACCAGAATAAACAAATCTCTTGCTCATTATTGTTGCATTATTTACTATTCTAAAAATTGGTTGAGCAACAGTAGCACCATCATTAGCCCAGTGGTGTGTTTCCGATCCAACAGGAGGTTCCCAAGTTACAATTTCCCCACCTGTAGAAATAGAAAAAGGTAATTGTGTCTCGTCATAGTTTACAATTACACCAGAGTTATTTGTATCGGCTTGTGCTGTATCAGGAACTTGACTATCATAAATACATTCGTAAACTTGATAACAATTTCCGTCATTATTAAGATAACTTATATTAATAACTTTTAGATAACATTTGTCGTATGTAGCAGACCAAGAATCTAATATAGAGGGTAATTGTTGCTGTGGAAAACCTCTGCCACTAAAAGCATCAGCATAAATAAATTTTTTTGTACCTCTCTGCCCATTCTCATCGATAGAAAATGTCCAAGAATCTGTTAATGCTACTACTGTTTTATCAATATATGACATAATAAACTCTAATCTATTAACTTGCAGGAATCGAAACTAATCTAAGAAATGATTTAAATAATTCATTTTGCTGATTTGTATTTTCTTTAATCTCTTCTTGTAACTTGATTATTTTTTTGTTATCTTCCAATTGTTTCTCTTGCCATTTATATTGTATATCTTGTGCTTTGGAAATCCCCTCAGTAAACCCAACAATGTCACCACCAAAGCCAAGTTTAGATTTAATAATATCAGATAATTCGGTTCCCAAGTCTTTAATTGTTTTACTAAGTTTATCTCGGTCTTCAATAAATTTTTTATAAGCACCAAGATCAAATGGAGATTTTTGCCCTGTCTCGATTGGAGTAACATTACGTCTCATAAATTTATCCATTGCCTCTTGAGCTTGTTGCATGGCTGGAGCATAAGGTAGATATTCTTGTCTTTTATTTTTACTTCCAAACATTAATAGATTTTCAGCAGCAATTGACATGTTTTGGAATGCAGTCACAACATTATTAGCAAAAGCACCTATCAATGTTCCTGCATAAATAAAAGAACCTGCAATGGCATCAATAAAAGAGTCAATAATGTCTACTGTTGTTTTTATAATATTTCCAGTTTTTTCTGCAACCCAACCTAGTGCCTCAGTAATATTTTTGAATCCACCAATATAAGAAATGACTCTAATAATAGCAGTTACAACTAATCCTATTGCAGCACCAAATCCAGCAATCTTACTAAAAATTTTTAATAATGGAACAATTGTTTTACTAATAGAACCTAATAACAATCCTTGTAATGCTAGTAATTCATTTCTTGAACTCTTAAAAAGTTTAGGATTTTTATAATCCTCTCTTGGATTATCCTTAATTTGTTGAAATATTTCTTCTTTAGGTATATCTATTGATTTTATATTAAGCCTAGAAAATAATCTATCTAATAAAAATGATTTTAAACGATTAATGCTAGTTCCAGCAGCACTACCAGCAAAAGCACCAGCAGCCGTTCCAAATCCTTGTCTAGCTACACTTAATTTACTAAGCATTTCAGCAGCTTTTGCAAATTTTTCAATGGCTTTTGCTGCTAAAAATAATACAGATAATGATTCAACAGCTTTTATAAATACTCTTACTTTACCTTCATCTATTTTTCTCAGTGTATCATTTAATTTTTGTAACCATTCAATTAAAGTTTTCCCAAATACAGGTGCTCTTAATGTTTTTATAAATATGTCACTAAGTCTATATTTCAGTTCTTTTAATGGACTTGCTAATTGATTTTGTAATTGTAATGCATTTGCTCTTGTATCCTTGGCAAAAGCAGTGGCAGTTAAAGCAATAGCAGCAAAGGCACCTCTTAAAATACTACGAATATTATTAGCAGCAGCCCCAGCCGTCCTACTTATATTCCCGAGTGCTTGTTGTGTTGCTCTCCTATATTTATCTTGAGCCTTTACAACAGCAGCATTAACTTTACTTTGAACGGCATTTAAATCGGTATCAAGTTTACTCTTATCTACAGAGACCTCAACTACGGCTTGGGCTATTGTTGTGCTCATTTTCTACCTACTTTTACTTTTTTAAATGCCTCTAACTGATTTTTTAATAAATTGGCTCTTTTAGCATTAACTTCAGGATTATATTCAGATTCCTCCTCTTCTCTTGTTTTTCCACCATTCTCTTTTGCCAATATATCTCCTAATCCCTCTTGTAATGCAGATATTTGTAATGGTGTCAGATTTAATATATAATCAATGTCCCATCCAAAATATCTACTAAATAATGCTATCACGAACTCCCAATTGCTATTTCCTGTAACTGATTGACCTGATTTTGTTCTACCTGATTTGTTTTTTTTTCCTCATCTAAATTACCACCCAGACAATAAGTAATAATTTGAGCCAAAGTATCAGAGTTATTAGCATCCATACTCATTTGCATAACATCTTGTTCAGTAACCTTTTGACAAGTATTTAATGCCTTAATTAACACTTTAGTTCCACCACTTATAGATGTAATCTCCTCTTGAACCATATCATCCAATCTACGTCCACTAGGCATATCTACCATTGCTTTTCTCAGGTATTCCATTTTTTCTTTACTGTCAATCAATTTAGACATTTCCATAACATTCTGCATATACTTTTCCTTAATCTCTTTTTCAAAATCAAGGAAAATATCACGAATTGAAAGCCTCTTGATCTTATAAGTTTTTCCATTAATTATAAAATCAAGAGGAACATTAGCCATATCTGATAGATTTGCCATTTTAATTTACTCCTTTTATATTAAACTAATTAAGCAGGATCTTCAGTTATTCTAAAATCATATGTAATTTTGAATAGATCTCCAGCAGGTGCATCCTCATTAACACTAGTACATTTGCAGTTATTTAATGTAATGGTTGTAGCAGGGTCGGTAGCAACAGTTAATATAATGTCTGCCTCAGATCCAGCCGTTACGTTTGCAATAAAATCATAACACTGCACATTTAATGTTGCATCTTTAGAGCAAGTAGTGAATGATTTATAGTCTCCATCTGCAAATGTTGGTGTTTCAATTTCCGGGGCATTTAAAACTAATGTCCATTGTGAACTATCAATAACAGCACCACCCACAGTAATATTGCAATCTTTTCCACATATCTTCATAACTATCTCCTAGTAAAGTATTTATAACTCTACATAAATTAGTATTATTATTTACTTGACGTTTTATAATAAGTTCTTCAATTTATTTTCGATGTCAGTTTGAGAATTATATAAAGCAGTTCTTAAGAAGGCTCTTGGAGCCATTTTTCTTGTGCCTAATTCAACATAAACTGAATAATCTAAGTCTGAACCAATATATGCTTTTTGTTCCAGTTCACTTGTCTCGTTTCTTATTGAATTTCTTAATGCTCCAGATTTTACAGGTGCATAAGATTTTGCTCTGTCCTGCACCATATCTCCAATGTCATCTAAAGCATCATTTATTTCTAAATTCAAATCTCTCTTGAATTCTTCTATTTTCCATTTTATTCTCATACATTATCCAGAACTTGAGCTACTTGAATCACTTGCAGAAGACTCGGAAACACTTGAGGAGTCAGATTCACTTGTTAAACTAGATGGACTTGAAGTGCTATATTCCTCTGCATAACTACTTGAATCAGAACTACTTGAAGAACTTGTCCTAAATGCAGTTGTACTGGAACTTGAATTACTTGAGGATACAGAACTTAATGACTTACTAGAATCATCACTGCTACTCCATTCCTCTAGATAAGAACTTGTGCTACTTGAATTACTTGATTGGCTGGAACTTGTTGAACTCCATTCCTCTAAATAAGAACTTGAACTCGAATTACTTGAAGAATTACTTGATCTACTTGAAGAATCAGAACTTATTGTAGAACTGCTTGTACTTAATGAAGACCAAGACGAAGCATCACTTGAACCAGAACTTGCACTACTCTTAGAACTATCACTATTGGAAGAAGAAGTACTACTAGAATAACTTGAATAACTGTCCCCAGAAATACTGCTACTCGATTCTCCATAACACACTTCACTCTTCTCAATAATAAATGAATACTCCAACATACCAAACCATCTATATTCTTGGTCCTCTGCACGTATAAAATCATTTTCTTTATGGCAGCAAACTAAATGTTTTCCACAACTTGTATCAGGCAAAACAAATTTTCCATCACTCCAGTTAAATATCTCTTCAATTTGCTTCATTACCGAAATAGTCTGCTCAGGTGTATCTTCGTCATCAAATACAGAAAATTGAACTATTATTGTCTCAGTATCAGTTACAAAAGCATCATAACTTCTATTTGCACTTATAGGACTAAAACTAATACAAGGATAAGTAGCTTCATCTGGACAAACATAAGGATAGAATTGTGTTGTCAGAGTCAAATTACCTAATCTCTGATATACTAATTGTAATATTTGCTCAGTTAAATACATTTTCTAATCCTCAGTCCCACTTCCACCATTCCATAAAGTAGAAATTTGTCCTGCACTTAAAGCAATATCATCATACCAACGTGCATCATCAACCCACCTATCACCACCAACATCAGTAGCACCACCATCACTTGCATGTCCACCAATTGCTAACCTGTCATTACTCTGTACTATATTTCCTGTAATATTTCCTTGCTTACGTAATACATTATCTACATATAACTTCAAATTATTGCTACCTAAATCACCATCATAAGTCATAACAACATGATGCCAATTTCCATCATTATAATCATCATCAGTTACTAAAATTTCAGAATCAGGTGTAGAGGTCGTAACACTACATGCTATTTTATTATTACCCGAACCATGATGTATTGCTAATCGTCCAAAATAAAAGAATCCAAAGAAAGGTCTCTCATTACTTCCTGCCGTATAATTTACCCAACAAGCTAATGATATTTTATTTCTTGTGTTACTGTTAAAATAATCATCATAAGCAGAGACCGTAGCAATATGACTCGTAAATGCAAGTGCTGTATTTATTTTTCCAGGTATACTCATCAAATTAGTATTAATATCACTTGTAGCATTTGATCCCACTGTAGCAACAACTGTAGTATTTCCAGCATTATCATTTAATTTATAATGTGCAAGTGGAGCAGGGGGTTCGGTGCTGCTACTTGATTCAGAACTTAATGAACTTGTTGAACTTGAATCACTACTGGCACTGGAATATGTACTTGAACTTGAGCTACTTGAACCACTTGAATCACTACTTGCCGAACTATCACTTAAATCTGTGCTACTACTGCTTAATTCACCACATTCGAGAAAAGCACCAGCAAAAGGAGTATAAGCACCACCATTATAATCAACAGTTCCACCTAAACTAAATCCTGCCTCTGCTACTATCGGCTTATTACCTGCTCCACCCGTCAAATCTACTGTAGCAACCAATGTAGTAAAATCATCATAACTTAATTCGATGATGCTTGATCCAGTGTCATATATACCAAGCCTACATTTTCCATTTGTGTTGCTGTCATTCCAATTTGTCACATTCCAATTGCTTAATACTGCATCTGCCTCTCCCCATGTAACATACCAAGCACTACAGCCACAATCACTAGAGCTACTTAACGAACTTGAACTACTACTTGACCAATTTAATACATAACTTGAGCTACTTGAGCTACTTGAATCACTAGAAATTGAACTGCTTGTGCTTGATTCCGAACTTGAACTTGAATCACTCGAATAACTACTTGAACTACTAGAAGAACTGCTACTTGAACTACTAGAAGAATAACTAGAATTACTTGAACCAGAACTTGTAGAACTCGTGTCACTACTTATACTAAAACTTGATCCACTCCTCGTGCTACTTGAAGAACTTGTAGAACTCGAATCACTAGAATAACTGCTTGAAGAACTTGAATGACTTGAAGAACTACTGCCAGAACTTGTACTACCCTGACTTGTGCTACTGGAATTACTACTATTACTCCTACTCCAACTAGATGAACTTGAACTATCTATACTACTGCTTGAGCTACTACTAAACTCATATACTATCTGTGGTGCATCTATCCCAAGTAACAATAATTCCATGTGATGTGCCGAATTAAAATCATAACATAAATCAATAAACTCTATATCAAACCACTTACCATCAAATCTTACCAAATCCGTTGACTCCATAGCACGATTATCAATAAAACAACGATAATCAGCAATAATATTATTTTTTCCATATTTAATTTGCTCCCTGCCACTTAAATATACAAATCGACAGGGAACATCATTGTATTTGGCCACAGCAGCACGGGTTACTCCTCCTGTTGCAGTCCTACCCGTAATCTCGTAACTAAATATATCACAAACATGACAGTATAAATCTTGTATAGCCATTTATATATTCTTTTTTCTGTAAGCCTCTAATTGCAAAGAATAATTCCCAAGTATATTTTTTATCTCCTTAATATCACCTAAAGTATAAGAATAATTAGTGATGGACTCAGACTTAAATAACCCAAGATTTGCATTTTTAGCCAAACTGATATAATCCTTAATAATCATTGCACATATCATTTTTAAATCTTGTGGAACATCAGCCGTCAAATACCCAGCCTGCCAAATCAATAATATATTACCGTAGTAGGCATAGGGATCAACAAAACAATAAGTATATGAGTAATAAGGCACCAATACCGTCCTGTCACTCCTATCCATTAATCTTATTGCAATATCCTCAGTCACAGCAGCATACCAATCCAAGTTATTTCCCTGCTTCAAAAACTTACTTAATGTCGTCTCATATCCACTTACCAAACTTACACTTATTTGAGGACCATAATCATCTTCAATCTCAGTCTTCAAATCTGCAAGTGTGGGCTGACTATCAAATGTATAAGTATCCTGATTATAATTAAGTAAATTTGTAACAGTAACAGAATCACCCTTTACTTCAACATTATAATTTCCTGTTATTGTTAAAGTTGCTACGTTTCTTGGCACTCCAGTAAACAATAGGTCAGTAACAGGATATTCAGGAAGAGTAATCCAAGGTAATTCTCCGTCAACAAAAAACCACTGATTGTATATATCCTTATCAAAATGCCTATCACAATATTCTTCTACTTGAGATTGGACAACAGGTAGAAGAGAAGTTATATAAGCATCATAAGTCCCATCAGTAGTATTAGTTAAGGTTTTGTATTCGGCTAAGGTTAATAAACTCATAAGAGATCCTCCTCATAAGTTTAATTAACTCTGGCTAGAACTTGAAGCACTTGAACCGGAATGTGCTAGGTCAGTTAAACTTGAGTTACTTATACTTGATTGTGACTTGTCCGAATCAATTGTGCTCTCAGAATTACTCAAATCACTTACCATAGACCAACTAGAGCTTGAACTTGTGGTGCTTGATTCACTGCTCTCACTGCTCTCACTTACTCCAGTTGTTGAGCTTGAAGAAACTGAGCCACTTGAACCGGAACTTGTTGAATCACTTATAGAGAATGACTCAGAGCTATCAGATTGGCTTGAACTTGATTCCATTGCAGGTGTATCATTAGCAATAACAAACTGTCCTACTTCACTACCATCATCAAGAGTATAAACAGAGCCAAATGAAGCACCAGAAAATCTTACTTCCATAAGAATTTCCTGCTCATTATAATCCCATCTAAAACCAATTGACATTCTGTTTTTTACTTGAGTCTCTGTTACACAATACTGGCTAAAGTCTCCAAGGATAATACCATAAACTCCAGTTAGTTGCTCCATGACGTTAACCTTGTGTCCCATTATATAAGGAACACCAGCATCCCATGAAATCCACTTGTTAGAGCTTGCATCCAATATTAAATCTATGATATCATTCCAATTTTCCTTAGATAAATACCATTCTGCATTTTTTTGAACAGCAGGAGCCAGTTTTTTCTCAAAATTTTGTAAAACTGCTACTGTCAATGGGTCTGCTGAAGTTGCCTGAACCACACCACCACAATTTGCAGAGAATATACCTTCAATTTTTGTAGAACCGTAAAGTATAGCATAATCAATGTACCATGCTAATCTCTCCATTGCAAACTGACGTAAAAATCCTTCCAAGGCTACTACATCTTCCAAAATTTCCCAAGAAGCAGGAATTCGAATGACCAACTTGCTTAATTGAAAACTCCTTTGGTCAAATTGTGCTTTAGAAATAGTCTTCTGCTCACCTTCACCTACAAAATAACCACGTATACCTGTAGTTGTCTCATTTAGTCTATCTGCTTCGTAAAGATAAGGTATTTTAATTCCGTATTTAGGAGAACCAATCTTTTTAGCCTTAGCATATAAAACCGAACCTTGTTGAGCCGTATATAAAAAGTCCTTAACTATATCATAAGCAACTAATTCGGCTCCCTCACTTGCTGTCCCTTCATTAATTCCTGTCACTGCTTTCGTTAATATCTCTTGGTTATACGGTCTATTAGTATTTCTCTTTACAAATTCCTGAACGAACATCCCTAAACTTATATCTTTTGTTTCCATTTTATTAAGTTTCCTTCTTAATGTTTTTTCACTACCACTTCAACCAGTTTCCTTCTGGTTTAGAAAAAGGGGCTTGGGTTTTAATCAAGCCCCTTTATTTCAATCAATTATGACCTTGCAGCAAACCCACCAGCAATTGTAGCATCAACTAGTGTCTGTTTAGGAACCATAGGAGCACCAGCAGACCTGAATTCGAAAATAAGTTCGGACTCGTTATAATCCCAACGAATTGAGGAATCCATTAGTTCTTTGGGAGTCCCTTTGTAGGCAACATAATAAGTAGAGGGATTACCAAAAATAATATCCCCTACAGTTGTTAGTGCCGGAAGTTGCTCACAAACTACTACAGGATAACCAAGAATGCTATTACCATCCAAAGAAACAAGCATATTGGAGGGCATTGAAACAGAACTTAGTGTGTTTAGTTGTAGGATACTTCTCCATGCAGCATTAGAAACATAGAATTTAGCACCTGCACGATACTCAGGAAGCACACCAGCAATTAGGTTTACTAGTGAGGCATATGTCATTGTAGCAGCAACAGTAGCAGCAGCCCTAAAAGCATTTGCCCCTGCATTAAGTACACCAATATAACCATTTGTAGCTGCAACCCCATTAAAAACAAGGTCATCTAGCATCCAGCCCAATTTATTACGACATTGAACTTTTACGTAATTTTCAAGAATATTTACGTCTTCCATAATTTCCCATGTTAAAGGTACTCTCATGACCTGTTTGAAAAGAGTCAGTGTGTTAGCTCCGAATGCCAGCTTAGTTACTGTTTTCTGATCACCTTCGGCTACTGCATATGCTCTTGGTGCTGAAGTGCTTGAGTTACCTGTATTGTTTAGATAAGGTATTTTAATTGCTGTGGCTCTATCACCAAGTTCGATTTTAGTACAGTCCTGCCATACTTTACCTGTAGGAATTGGAGCAGTAACAATATCTCTCCAAAGTTCTGTATATGTTAAATAACCACCATCGGCTGCCGTAGTAATATTTTGACCAGTTGTTGCCTTTGTTATCATTTGTATAGTTTCACCAAATGATTTTTTCTGTATTGCCGGTGCTTTTACTTCAATCTGCACATTTTCCTGACCTTTAACTTCTACTTCTACTTTATCACTCATTTTTATCTCTCCTAATTTCTTATTTATATATTCTTCTTGTTCCTGTTTTTCAATTTTATCAGTAAACTCTATTGCCTGCCCTTTAGATATTAGTGATTTTCCAATATCCTCAGTAACTTCAATAACCGATTCTACTTCAACCTCAATTTCAGGAACTACTTTAATTAACTTAACCTGCATATCTCTCTCCTACATGTCATAATTAAAAATGAGTGATAGAACTAAATCTATAACTTTTTAATGCTGACACCTAAATTAGTATTATTTTTCCACTTTTTATTTCTTTAATCGTCTTCGTTACCAATTCTTCGTTTACATACCCACCTTTTCGAACCACTTTATATTCAATCTTCTCAATTTCTTTATTTTCTTTAATCGAAATCTGGACATCCTCTTCCTTCTTCTCTTTTTCTTCTATAATCGGAATTGAAATATCCTTATCCTCGTTTAAAATAATAGGAACAGAGGATATAGCAGAAATACCCATCTCTTTTGCCAATTTATCACTAATATTTATACTCTTTGTTGAAATTGCTGTTATAAGTGCCTCAGAATTGCTAGGTATACTCACAACGGAGTCCTCGTATAAAGTAAAAGATTTTATAATTCTATTGCAATTATCTGTTACTTGCATGTGATTTTTGATAATAAACTCATTAAATTCCTTGGTTCCTCTAATTACAGCATCTTTTATTGTGAAACCTATACTGTGAGCACGAATAAAACCCCCCTTAATTAAAGACCACAACTCTTCTGCAAAAGCTGTCTCTGCCATCTTTATCCTTGCACTTATCTCTTTTTCTGTTACTTTTAGGGCTATTATTTTTCCTACGGGTGGTTGATTATGCACATGTCCGAAAAGTACCACCGGATTTTTTAGAAATTTAGACATATCACAACCAAGAGGCATTAATATATCACCGTCTGCATCTACTGAATTATTTGAAATAACTGCATCAAATTCTCTCTCACCTAATTCATTTATTCCTTCAGTTACTTGCTTTCTTACCAATACTTCATCGTTATTTTCTTGAATATTGTCCATCTCACCTAAAAAATTCTTCAAATCACGTAACTTAACTTGATTTTTCATTATACCTCCACTTAAATCCACTGGCTGTTTTTCTATATGCTTTTCCATTACAGACTTGATTTATATTTCCTTTTATTTTTTTACCAAGTTCTTTTGCTGCTGCCGTACATGAATCAAATGTTTTTATATAATTTCCATCTAAATCCAATTGATCTATTTTTATGCTCTGTGTTGCAATTATTTTTTTTCTAGTTTCTTCGGATACAGCATGACCCATTAAAGATTTAGAAACTTTAATTTTTGACTCTTCTGAATTTTTAAATCCTTTTCTAGCATCAGACATTCTTTTTAACTGTTCTGGTGTTGCTTTCTTACCCTTACGTCCTAATGAAAGCTTTTTTCTTGTTTCTTCAGATATTACTGTTTGAGTTGCATTCTTTAAGTTATATCCATTTTTTCTATCTACTGAATTAAATAATTTCATATATTCATTTTCTTTTGTTATCAATTCTTCTATTTTGCAATAACATATAGGATAAAACACGAAACAACCCTCTCCATATTTATTAAAAGAATACTGAAGATAAGAGTTTTTATGTTTATTTGCTCTTAATTCACATAAATGCACGTTTCTTCTTTTTTCTATACTTTTAGCACTTCCAATATATTTCTTTTTATTTATTATATTCTCTATACAATAAATACCCGGCTTATCCTCTATTAATCCTTGTGTTATCATTTTATTTATCTTCTTTCATTGTTGTAGTCGTTTTAGTTGTATCTGTTATTATATATGTTTCTTCATCTTCTAAAGCTTCTAATCCAAGTTTTTCTCTTATTTCGTTTGTTTGCATTACTCCTGCATTTTTATAAGTCGTTAATATTCTTGCTTGTATCTCAGGGTCAACTTCTATATTTTCTTCAAACCATAAAAATAACTTATCATCATACATCGGCATTATTACTTCATTTATCTTCTCATACATTTTTCTTAACTTGGGAATAATTGTATATGTAAAGTATTGATAATTAGATACTTGAGCCGATGCATAATTACTTGAATTTAATGATACAATACTCTCAGGCACACCAAATGAATTAATAATCTCATTTCTTGCCCAATTTCTACCATTTTGATAATCCATGTCTTTAGGTGCAAATCCAATAGGTATAATACTACATTCACTCGTTACTAATGGTTTACCTATATTTTTACTGGTCCCAAATTTCTTAAAAAATGCATTGGTTATATCTCTTTGTTCTTTCTCACTTAAATTTTGCTTGAATGATACTATAAAATCAGGTCTTGCCATATTTTTACTTGTATATACTTCACTAATATCATAATAATTATATCTTTCAACAGCAGCAATACATCCCTCAAGCTCTCCACGTCCACTTATTAAATTGCCTGCTTGATAATTAGAAAAGTGTATTATCTCATCTTTTCCATATATTATTTCTTTATTTGTATACGGATTTTCATACTTATATTTACTTATTTGTCCTTGTGTATCTAAAATAATTGTCACATATTCTGCAAGTAAAGGATATAATTCAACCAAGTTATTATTATTCTTCTTGAGATATACATATGCATTACCAATAAGTTGTAAATATTGTTGAATGAGTGAAATAAAATCAGTGTAATTAAGACTTGGATTTACTTTTTTTAGGATATTAAGTATAGGATGATCAATTATTTCAACTAGGTCATCTTTAATTTGTTTTCCATTTAATACTTTTTTGCCTGATTTATTTTGATAGTATAGTTTTGGTTCAATTGTTGCTATTATATTACTTGTTTTATTTACACATACATTTACCCAGTGATTATTTTGTGCTACTAATGTTCTTGGGGTGTGACAGGTTATTGAGTAATTATTTGATATTAGTTGGTATGGTTGTATTGGTGTTGAGGATTGTTGTATATTTGCTGATTTTGTATTTAGAAATGGTATATGTTTAGTGAAAAAATTAGAAAGTGACATTATTTAACCTTTTAGAGATTTTAGAGAATGATGATATAGGTTGTCCACATGTATATTAGTATTATTTTTATTTAATTTATTTCATTTGTGGCATAGTTTAATACAGATAGGGGACGATTCTTGCTTGTTTACTCTCATTCCTACTTGTTTGTGCCTTATTTTTGCTTAATTTGTTGCCCAGTATACTAATAATAACTTGCATCTTTTCTATCAGTTTCTACATAATAACTTGATTTCCTCTTGATTTTAACATAGAAGCTCAAGTTGGAATGATATAAGTGCTTGATTTTGTGATAGTTAGGGAGAATGTATAGAAGCAATGTCGAATAAACAGGAATATGTAAACATCACAAGTTATCATATACTCTCATTTGTCCCCTATTGTATTATATTTTGCCACAGAGATATACTTGAGAATACTTGAATGACTTGATATACTTGATTTAATTGGGCAAAAATAAGCAACAGATAAGGCACAGTGAAGGATAAGTAGGATAAGTAGGATAAGTATAATAAGATTCAGTTAAAATAATGGGAAAATGGAGGTATGTAACAAAATGAGACAATGTGTAGCAAAATCCGACATAGGACAAAAAAAAATTGCACACCTCTTTGAATGAAATAATTGAGTATATAAGGATCATGTTTCTTCTATATATTTCAATCAAGTTCTTCAGGATTGTCAGGGAAATAGGCAAAATTGAGTTTTTTTGGTGTTAATAAGTCATGCAAGTAATATAAACCAGCATATCTAAGGGAGTCACAAAGGTCATCATTTTCTTTACTTACCTTTTTATTATCGTCATATGAGTAATTTTCTAGTTCATTTATTAGTTTTTGGCATGATGGTGATATGGTTAATTTTACTCTACCAAAATAATCTCTAATTAAATCTATACCTTTATCCACTTCGTTTTTAGCATGCTCTGTCTTGAAACCTTGTGACTCTGCCTCTGCTTGTAAAGATGCTGCACTTGGATCTATAGATATGATATTAGTGTAGTCTATCCATTTTTTAGCAGCTTTTATTATTTGGCTATTTAATTGTTCTCTTTCTCTCCATTCATCAAAAACGTGCAAATTATTAAATTCATCTCTACCCATCAATACTAAAGCTGCTGGATGATTATAACCTGCATCAACACCAATGACGAATTCTTTATAAAGTGTTGCATCCACGTGTTTTACATTTTTTTCTTTAATAAATGTAGGATATATTATATTATCTAAGTTTGCCCATAATCCTTCAAGGTATTTTAATCTTCTGACACCAGTGAATTCGTTGAGAGAATCTGTATAGTCTTGAGGGTTATATATATTATTTCTTGAGTCACATGTAATTACTTTTCGTTTTTTTTCAGTGTTATCAATAAAAAATCTATTATAAAGGAAATGATTTTGTGAGCCAGGATTTGTTGCCATAATCATCCTCCTACTGCCCACATCACATCTTAATCGAGAAAATAGTGATATATATTCATCTTCATTTAGCTCTACTACTTCATCAATTGCTACTATGCCTGCATTTATTGATCTTACTTTTAGGTTTTCGATTCCTGTATATTTTATAGTTCCACCGTTATATAAGTGTATTAGGGAATTAATTTTGTCATGTTTATAGGTTCCTTTTGGTAGTATTGGTGGGCATTTACCTGAGCCATATAATAGAGTCCTGAGTGTAGAATCTTTTAGGTCAGTGAGAGTTTTTCGAGCAAGTAAGCAAAAATTATTAGGAATTATGGCATCTTGGAGGAGTTTTAGGCAAAGAGTGAGGCTTTTTCCTGCTCCGAACCCACCACTAAACATTATTTCTTTTTCTGTTGCTTTGACGAAATCCCATTGTTCTTTATATAATTGCCAGGTGTGTTGTTTTCTATTTCTCGTTGTCATTGTTTATTTGAATATATCTGCTTCATCTTCATTTATATCATCTTCTTTAATGACGTTATATTTTTCTTTTTCTATATTATCTTTTTCTATTTGGTGTAATTGTTTTATTTGTTTATCAGTTAGGGTTGTTGTAGTTGTGGTGGTATAGGGTATTAGTTCTATTTTTAGGGTATATGTGTTATTTTCTGTTTGTGATTTTTCAGTTAATGAGTCAAGTAAGGCAATGGCACGGATTCTATCTGGATTTTCTGTATCTGTGCCGTGGATGAGTTGGTATAGGATAGTTTTTAATTCTTCTGCAATATCTTCTTTTTTCTTTTTATGTTTTCGGTGTTTTATTTCTTTTTCTTCTGGTATTTCTTCTAATTCTTCTTTATTTTCATTTTCCATTATCTTTTAGGCTCCAGTAGTTTTTTCCAACAATCAAAAAATAGGGCTTTATCTGCTTCTAATTGATTGATTCTTATATTTTGTTCATTTATTTTTGATATAAGTTGTTCTATTTGAGTATTTTGTGTTCTTAATTTCCATTTCATTTCTTCGATAGTCATTTGAGATTCTATATTTTTTTGATTATTTATCTCTTCTAGTTTATTTTGCATATCTGACCATTTAATTTCTAGGTAATTTTTTTCATATTTTTTGGGATTATATCTTCGTGGTTCTGGTCCTTTGCCATTTTGAATTGTATCACTCATTTTTATAATTTTTCCTTGTTACTGATATAGCTTGGTTCTAGTGAATTAACCACATCTTTTATATTTAGTTGAAGTAGGTCTATTATTTGTAAGTCATTGATTATTATGTAGTTATGTGTTTTATCAAGGTAGGGATATTTATTTGCAGCATGGTGGATTATATTTAAAGATACATTATAACCTTCATCTTTTAGTGCATCTTTTAATTTTCGAGCCTGAATGATACCTGTACTACAACACTTATTACACAATGTTAACTGAATAATTCTCATTTTTAACCCCTTTTAATAATTTACGTCTTACCCATACTTCTCTAAGTTTTTGTCTAGTTTCTTCTGATACTTCATGACTACGTTTTTTCCATGCTTCAGACATTTTTTGTTTAGTTTCTTCTGAATGTTTCTTTCTAATAACTTTTCTTTGTGCTATTCTCATTTTTTCTTTTGTTTCTTCTGAAAAAATACGTTTTTTGCCAGATTCAGATATTTTTTGTTTATGTTTTTCAGATAATGTTCTTCCTGCCATATGTAATTTAGTATGTTCAGATTTGGTAAGTATTTCTAAATTATCTATATTATTATTTAATTTATTACCATCTTTATGATGTATTTCGTATCCTTTTGGTATTTCTCCATAGTGCATTTCGTAAATATAACGGTGCAATCTTAAAAATATATTATGTTTATGCCATACATAATAATTATTACTATTTCTACACCATTCAATTCCGTCATATATTATTTTATTCATATTTTTCTCCTTTGTTACTTTGTTATATTATAGATACATGCAAGAAAACTACAATTATTTAAGAGGGGTGAGTCTATTGTAAAGGAGTTAAACAATAGATTTATACTCACCCAATATGGCACTTGTATCTCCTTTAAATATATTAGTATTATATTTTTCTTATTTTTAGGTTAGGGAATATAGACAATAGAGTATTTTTAAGGTTATCTATTCTATTATTACTATTATCATGTTCTTTTATTTGAGGGTGGAATTCTATAGTTAGCTCTTTTATCAGGTGTATTGTTCCCATTTTTATACATTTTTCAAGGACAGGCAACTCACTTCCTTCTAAATCTAAATCTGCTATTATATAATCATTTGGAAAGTTACATAAGAATTTAGATAAGTCAATGCATGGAACTTTTGTAGGCATATTATCATTACAATCTCTTTTAATATAACTTGAGCCTAATTTTCTTGTTGTATTTGATAAGTAGAATTCTAAATAACCATCATTTGTCCATATTGCTTCTTCGTGAAAAGTTATTCTGCCATCATCTATTTTATTTATTTTTTCTTTGCATAGAGGAATTAGACTTGGATTTGGCTCGAAAAGATGAATTTGTGAATATTGTAAGTTCTTGAATCTGTTATGTTTACTCCAATAATCTATGCATTGACCAGTATTTAAGCCACCATGTATAAATATTTTCATGTATCACCAATAAAAAAACCAAATTAAAATAAAAACAAATTTAATTTCCATTTTTCTCTCCTAGCAATATTTGAGTTTAATTAAAAATATCTCTTCCTTAGTTAAGTATTTCTCTAGTTCCTTAAAATATTCCTCTGCCATATATAATTTTCCTTTAATATGATAACTTGTAAACATTGATTTATTTTTATTATATATAGCAGGTCCATTTAATCTGTGCAATAACCCCTCATACATCCACATCTCCTCACCGTTTACAATTTGGGAAGGTCCATTTATTCTATGTAATTTGCCATTTTTGAAATATCTTATGCATTGAAAATTTGTGAAAGGAGTGACACCATCATCAATATATTTTCCATTTGCAGGTTGAATTGATTTTAGTCTTGGAAAATATTCATAAGTTAATTCGTCATCTATTAATTCCTTTATATTTTTATACCACATTCTTGCATTTTCATAAACAAACAATATTTTATCATTAGTTTCCTCAACATAAGTATAAGGATAAGGCTCAGGCTCGGTGCACGTAAAGTCATGGTCATAGATTGTATAAGAGCCATCCATGAGTTCAATGTTAAGGAAATCTTCTACTAATTCGGACATGGAAAATATTTCTCTATTTAATTTTGGCATAATTTACTCCTCCTTATATCTAAAAACTGTTTAATATCTTTATTGTTCATGGTTACTAATTTACTCATTGGATTTTTCCCTATATGTTCTGCCATTATATTCGTTTTTCCTTTAATAACATTTTGTGAATTTAATTGATAAAATTCTGTTTCATTCCATTTTTTCCAGAAGTCTAAATTTTTCCATCCACAATAAAAATCATCAATTGCTTCGGATAATTGTCGTTCCTCACATTGTTTATACTTTTCAGGTGAGTTTTCCCAAGATTTTATTATTCTTTGAGGTATGCTTGGGTTTCTTATATATATCCATGAGGCTGATGGTAACATATTATTATCAATTTTTCTATGATATAATTTTTTGTGTTTATAGTATCTTAGGCAACATTGTATTTCACCTCTTTCCCTTACTGTATTCCAAAAATTATCAGGTATATTGCAATAAAAGTTAACATCAAGGTCAGTAAAAATAAATTCATCAAAGTCTAATGTTGCAAGTTTTAATGCTTCTAATTTATGACGGAAATTTTCTTTTTGCATACACCATTGATTACTATTTTTATAGACCAATTTACATTTTAGTCCCATTCTTTCGAGTATTTCGTAATTTCTGTCACCCCACACATAAGTTAAAGAAGGTGGATTATAGGGATTTTTTAGTAGAAATTTTATATCATTGGTTATTTTTAATCCTCTATCAATTGTCAAGTCACCCCAATATGCATGTATAAATGATTGTTTTAGCTGGCTCATTATATTTCTCCCTCTGGTGTTAAATTATGTTTCTTAAGCAATTTTTCCAATCTTTCATCTATTAGTTTTATATTTTTAGGATTTTTACCTTCCACGTACCAATCCCATATGTTCTTTTTAAGTGGATTTGCATGTATATAATTAAGTGGGAATTTTGTTAATGGGAACTTTTTATTAAATTGGTGAGTTATGCTAAAGTTCCATTCATATCCTAGCCAATTTTCTTCTTTAATATATTTTGGTAGGAAATTCTCTTCTTTACGAATATTTGATTTTTTTATATCTTCTGCAATTTTTATAAAAGTGTCCAGTGAATTTTTTGACCAGTAGCTTACACCACCTTGGCATTTCCTTCTGTTTGGGTCATGTTTAGTAAAGGCAAATGTTTTAATATCTGGAAATAAAAAATCTCTACATTTAAAAGCATCCATATCTTCAAAAATAAAATTACCATCTATTATTCCAGATTTTATTAAGTTTGCAGTTAAAGGCATTTTATTTGCAAAAGCTGATTGTAATTGTATCTCCGAATCATTTACTCTATAGGTTTTTACGTTTCTATAAGTCAAATCAAAGTTAGTAATTATAATGATATCTTTTGGTTCTGATCCGAGGTCAATTAAATTATCTATTTTACAAAAGATAAAGTTAACGTGCATTTGTGATTCATCGTATTTCCATTTATAACCCGATTTACTATCTTTTGTAATCCATACTGCTACATGTTTATAATTCATATATTTAATCTCCTAATATCTAAAATTTTCGTTTGGGATATTTGCATGTTTACTATAATTTTTACTTGCTTCTAAGGGCTGCATATTACCATAGTGAAAAGCAAGATGTAATTCTGTTTTGTCTTCTAAATGAAAAAAGGTTACTGGAATTATATGATCAACATGCCAATAAGTTCCATAATTATCCCAAGTCATTTCTGGTTTAAATTGCTTCTCTAAATGTAAACGAGCATATTGCCAAGAACATCCAAGTAATTCAAGTGTGTGGTTATTCTTTTTACAAGAAATAGAATTGTTTCTAATGCCCAATATAATTCTTCTTCTAAGACATTCATGAAGTCTATATATTGGGTCCATTTTATATCTTTTACTAATATATTCTTTCATTTGCACTTTTCTTTTATCTTTGTTTAATTTATAATATTGTTTACTATATTCTCTTTTTTTATCTTTGTTTAATTCGTGATATTGTTTAATTTTATCTTTATTTAATTCTCTATATTCTCTTTTTTTATCTTTGTTTAATTTATAATATTGTATATCATATTCTCTTTTTTTATCTTTATTTAATTCGTGATATTGTTTTTTATATTCTCTTATTTTATTTTTATTTAATTTATAATATTGTTTATCATATTCTATCTTTTTATTTCTATTTAATTTTCTATGTTCTTTTAATTTATCTTTATTTAGCTCTCGATATTGTTTATGATGTTCTTTTATTTTATCTTTGTTTGATTTACAATATTGTTTCCTTTTTTCTTTTAATTTATCTTTATTTAATTCTCGATATTCTTTCATTTGTTCTTTTAATTTATATTTATTTGATTCATAATATCGTTTATTATATTCTTTTTTTTGTTCTTTGTTTATCATTTCCTATGTCCTTTATTTTGTTTATAGCTGCATATATTTTAGTAGTGCTTACATTATATTTTTTTGAAATTTGTCGAATTTTAAGTCCATTTGAGTATAGATCCACAAGTATTTGCACTTCAGTTTTTGTTAATTTTTTGTGTAATTTTTTAAGAAGATCTTGATATTTTTTATTTATCTCATTTTGGTCATCTTGTTTAATTAAGTCATCATAAGGCATTGGTTGGTTATCATTTATCGTGTCATATTGATCAGGGAGTGGTATAGTATGCAAGTTATATTTTTTTACGGTCAATGAGTCACAAGCAATACCATTTACTCTGTGCTTAATTATCCATTTTCTAATATAGTTTTTCCAGTTAAGATCAATATATTTCTCAAGAGTAGATTTATTTTCGTCATATTTCTCAATGGATTCAAGGCAAATAACATAAAAATCTTGAATTAGGTCATTTTTTTCTTGGTCGTGAATATGATATTTTTTTAACCAATAGTAGCAAATAGGCAAAAACTGTTTTAAATTATTTTTCACATATGCACCTCAATTCCTTTTCAATTTTATCTAATATTTCTAAACTATCTAAATCTATTCTAATTTTATGACAATTAAGTATTCTATTCCATCTCTCATCATCTAATTTATTTAATATTATGATTGGATTATTGTGTATGGAAATCGGACCAAATTTATGACAATTTTTGCAGAGTGCTATGCCATTAAGTATATCAAATTTTAATGGACAATTTTTTACATATTTGCTCATTAAGTGGTGTGCATCAATGATTGTAGGTTTACCATTTTTATTTTTATCACCTTTTTTAGCCCCACAATATTCACAGGTATAATTTGCACGTTCTCTAACTTTTTGACTCCATAATTTTAATAATTTTCTATGAATTATTTGTATTTTATTTTTCATATTTTAACTCTTTCTTTTTCTTATTCTAATTCTTTTTGGAAAATCCTTCTTTTATTTTCTTTATTTATCATTCTTTTTAAACTATTTGTTGCTGCTGTTAAATTACTACATGTTCCCTTCCCTGCTAAAAAATCTGTTACTGCTTGTTTTTGCCTACTGCTTAATCTCTCTATATATGGTTTAATTACATCTAATTTATCATTTGGAAATTGAAAATCAGTGGTATAAAACAAATCTACTAAGTGCATATCTCCATCATAATTACTACTACTATCATTTCTTATTTTTTGGTCTGTTGATAAAAACTCCCAATCTTTTTGATATGCTACTGAGTTTCTAAATTCTCTCCTATTATTGCCGGAGTGAGCACATTGGACGGCAGACTTAATCCACCATGCCATATAAGTTAATAGAGAATTGTTTTTTTCTGGGTTAAATTTATCTATTACCTTGAAAAAATACTCTGCACAATATTGCCAGTAATCTAAGAGAGATCTAGCAGGTATGTAATATTTTAGACACATTTTTAATATATAAGGTAGGATGGAATGATATAATTTAAGTTTATTTTCTTGTGTCATGTTTTTTGCTAAATCTAATTGTTGCTCAGTGGTTAAATAGATGGTGTGTTTATTCATATAGTTTTTGATGATATTTAATTCTTCACGGGCTGATTTACTTAAAAAAGTTGTCTCGTTAATAATTTTTCTCCTTATAATTTTAAACTACTAATACAATTTTTTATTTCTACTTGTTTTACTGGCACAATTTCTTCTTCTTTTTCCTTTTCTACTTTTTCCAATCTCAAATCGTTAGCAAGTCTCATTAAATTATTTGCTTCTATATAAAAAAAATATAAATTACAATACATGCTATTATCTTTAGACAGTGTATTTGAGATAGATTGGATATAGCAATTCTCATAAACTATTTTGCTTCCATCATCTTGTTCTATAGTAATTTTTGCCATTTTCCATTTACCTTTTCAAAAAATTTACCATGCTCACAGTTTACTCTCATAAATGTTTCGTTTTTCTTGTATCTTGTATTCTTTTCTATTATAGTCATTTCCTCTAATAATTTCACTTTTTTTATCCCAAATGCCCATCTTTCCCAATAATCAATAATAAAAAATACTTCTGCTATATTTTTTTGTTTTCTAGCAGCAAAATCAATTCTTTCAAGTTTTCCTGTAGTTTGATATTTCCAATAATATTTTGTAATTTCTGACTCGATTCTGATTTCTTTTTCTCCCTTAATATATTTATAATCGTAGTAGTATTTACATCTATTCTCGTCATTAACTCCTGCAAATTTGTATCCATAACACATCTCCATTATCTCACTTGTTAATTTTAATGTCTGGTCTCTATACTGTAAATCCAACTGCCTATCATAAGGTTTCGAGTTCACATTAAACACCTCCATTTTTTTGTTATGTAAATATTGTTCTTTTTTTTATTTATTTTTCCTTCTTTTATTTTCATTTATTTTTGGAGCATGTTTACTTGAGATGTTTGGACTTGACTTGCTGGGGGATTGTGGTAGGATGTTTGCAGATGAAGAACGGTTAAAAAAGGAGGAAGAGGAAAATGAAGATTACAATTGATATGCTTGAGAAAATGACGGATAAGAACTCAAAGGAATATCGTAAAATGCTTGCTCAGTGGTATAAAGATCAAGGTTATTTTTATGATTGGATGAAGGATTTTTACCCGAGAACTAAGAATATACAATAAAACTAAATAAGGAGATTAAAATGAGAAAAGAAGAAGAACTATTAAACTTAAAGCAAAAAGATAAAAAATTGACTTGCTGGAATTGTTTTAAATCATTTTATTTTAATAGAGAAATATATGATAGAATGCAATTGTATCAAGATAATTATAAAATAGAAGTTATGTCTTATTGTGAGGAATGCTGGAAAAAAGAAAAAATAACACTAGAACATGCAATAAAATAATACTAATTTAATCAAGCCAATAAAAAAGGAGATATATGGACGAGTATACTGACCAATTCTTTTCCCTAAGACGTAAATTTAATTCAAGACAAATTCAAATTGCTCAAAAAATTGCAAAAATATTAAATATACACTCTGTCATCGATTATGGTGCTGGTGTAGGTGGATTCTTACAAGGCTTCCAGAAATCAGGTATATCTTGCTTGGGGATTGAATATGGTTACGATAATGCTAAAAAATATATACCATCTGATTTACATATTATAAAAGGTGACTTGACCGAATTTGTAGATTATGGTAAATTTGACTTAACTTTGTGTGTAGAAGTCATAGAGCATTTACCAGCCAAGTTCGAGCAGATGGCAATTTTTAACCTGCTATCCTCGTCAAATAAATACATAATCTTAACAACTAGTGATGATAAAGATGGAGTAAATCATGTTAATTGTCAGCCTAGGGAGTATTGGATAAATAAAATACAGGAAAAATATTATAATTCCAAAACTGAGTTACCTTTATTTAAATATAATGAGAGACTTGTAAAAGAAATAATTAAAGAAATAAATCCCTGCTCAAGCCATAATAAAAGATTCTGCCGTAATTTGATGGTGTTTGAAAAGACTTGACAAGATTAAATGGTTGTAGTAGGATGTTTACCAATGAGAAAAAAGGAGTAAAAAAATGAAATACAAAGTTAGTTATGTTCCCAAGCAAAAAACATTGATTGAAAAAACATTAGCACAAAATACACAAAACAAGCAGGTATCAAAATTATTATTAGAAGAACAGATTAAATATAGTGGACAATATGCAAATTATAGAAATGCCATATCTGACCATTTAACTCCACTCTCTTTTGACGAATATGTATTACAAGTTAAAAAGGAAGAGGGATATGGCATTAAAACTTGGCTTTTTTGCTCAATTATTGGTTTTATTATTTTTATTCTCCCATCCTTGCACTCAGTAGGTGTTTTTTAATATGACAATAAAACAATTCTATTCGAATCTATTAAATTATGTTAAAACTCACCCTGATAAAATAATTCTTGAAAAATTAAATGTATCTGGCTATTATGATGCAGATGGTTATATATTTATTGACTACAGAAAAAATATCATAAGAACATTAATCCACGAGTATCTTTATTTAATATATCCAAAAATAAAAGAGGAAAAAATAGTATTGCTTGAGAAATATTATTATTATCATTTGACAAGTAATGTAACAAAAATCTTGCAAAAAGAAATAAATAAGCTATAATGTAGGTATTGGGGTTCTCATATTTAATATAATAATTTCTAAAAAATGACAAAAAAAGACATACAAAATAAGTTCATAAAAAATAAAAATATGA